TTGCCTCTGTAACTGTTTTATTAACTCTTTAATTTTTCTTCTATTCATACATTTCCCTCTTTATTCAATATAATACATAACAAACTGTAAACAGCAATGTCAAGTAATTTATCCTCTAACTGTTCTACCGTATTCTTTTTGTTTTCCCCTACCATTTCATATACAGCATCAACTTGTTTACTCATATAAAATAACGCCATAGCTAATGGTTTATTGTCTACTTTAATTAGTTTTTCACATAGTTTTCCACATCTTCTAAAATTAGCTAAAGGGTCTTTACTAGTAGCATATTGAGCATTTTTTTTATCATGTAACTCTGCCATTTTAATAAGTAACTTATAGAATTCTGGATGTCCCTGTTTATATAGTCCTAGAAATTGTCTAATTATTCTTCCCTTATCTGTTTCTACATATTTATTTTTACTCATTTATTTTCCCTTCTTTAACCTTAAATACACATCTATAATACTAAATATTACATCTATAATTAACCACATCGTAAACAATATTAGCCATATTTCATCCATTTAATACACCTTCCAATTCTTTAAAGTTTTTAACTATTGCTCCTCCACTTTTTTTTGCTACATACCTTAACCAAGGATGTGTATGACAACTTCTTGTAATTATATATATTGGTTTTTTAAGTGTTAATGTGTACCATAATTCCATATATGTTCCTATACTAAAAGTTTTATATACTACAGCCACTACACCATCACATTGTCTAATAGTTTCTAAATCTTTTTCAACTATTCTTTCATAATCTAAACGTGCATCAGTAGGATTCATTAAACCTTTATCTATTTTAATTATATCTTCTCTTTGGTAACTATCATAGAATGGGTTAATTAGTTGTATTCCAGTTTTCTTTTCAAACTGTAACTCTTGTTCTCTAACTTCATATCTTTTAAGTATAGGATGTGCTAAATAAAACTTTTTCATTCCATATCAACCTCTTTTTCTTAACCATATTCTCCTCCTTCTATTTTTCTACGTATTCTTTCTTCTCTAACACTACTATATTCATCTTCTTCATTATATAGTTTATTCCCTGTTTCTCCTTTAAGTTTTCTATATGTATTCCAAAATATTCCTGTCCAACCATACTCTTTTAATCTTCTATTCCATACTGGCTTATTCACTTTATCCCAAAACCCACTTAACCTATAAGTGTAACACCATTTTGCATACGCTTGTATTTTAGTTTTAGTCATTCTAGTCATTCCTTTAAGTGTTTTCATTAACATTACGTTACCACATTCTGGACATTTCAACTTATATTCTTTACTGTCCACTAAAATAAAAGTTTCTAATTTATTATAATATAGACAAAATGGACAATAAACTTTAGTGTTATAGTTTACTTTGTTTTCTACTTTAACTTTTTTTGTTCCATCTAAAGTTGTTTGCTGTTTATCTTCTTTTATTTTCTGTAATATTTCCCACTTCATAATACACCATCACATAATGCTTTCATACAATAAAAACGTTTACCTATCAATTTTACTGGTCCTCCACATTTAGGACATGTAGGTATTTTTATTTGTTCTTCCTTTTTTATTTCTATTTTTTCATTATTTATTCTTTTCATAGCTATTTCAATATATTCTTTATTTAACTCTATACCTATAAAATGTCTACCTAACCTTTTAGCCACTACACCTGTTGTTCCACTACCAATAAATGGGTCTAACACTATACCATTAACTGGACATGTGGCTAGTATAGGTTTTACACATAGTTGTTCAGGATATGTAGCACTATGTTTTATTCCCCTATAAAAACTACCACTTGTTGGTATACTCCACACATCTCCCGGGTTCTTTCCTAATGGATGGTACTTTTCTTGTGTATATTTAACATGTAATCCAGTTATGGTTCTATTAGCACTATGTTCACTATAACCTTTTTGTTGAGCTTCCATTACCATCATATATTCTCTTTGTCTTTTATTATAAGGGTTCTTATGTTTATACTTGGCTCTTTGTAAACTAGTAATAGCATGTGGTTCTCTAACACTGTCTAAATCATAATAATACTTATTCTGTTTTACTAAATGATATAAGTATTCCCACGTTGTTCTTAATCTGTCTTTTACACTATCTGGTACAGCATTAGATTTATGCCATATTACTTTATTTCTTAATATAATTATTTTTTCTGGAATACATGCTAATTGTTTATCTATATAACAGTCTCCAATATTAATCCACATACTACCTTCATTCTTTAATATTGGTTTTAATAGTTTACATAAATATACCATGTGGTCTATGTATAGTTGTGGATGTGGTTCTAGTCCAAATTGTCCCTTCCATCCATCTATTTCTACATCTTCTACTTTATAATATCTTAAACTCCAATATGGAGGACTAAACATTATACAGTCTATAGGGTTAAACAATAGACCCGTCAACATATTGTTTCATCTCTCGGAGGGTAGACAGATTTTCTGTCTACCTTTCTCCTACTACTTCTAACACAATCAGATATTCTCCAAGTGGAATAGTTAGAGTTCTAATTCTTTTGAGTTCTGCATATCTAATTGTTTTGTCTACTATAGTTTCTCCATATCTAAATGCTCTAATTCTAACATTCATTTTCTTTCCTCCCTATCTTTTCACTTAATTGTTTGATTTTAAAACATTTAACTATTCTATCTACAGCTTCTTTATCTCCTAAATATTCTGAAAGGAATTCTAAAAGAGTTAAGAATTCATCAGGATTTCTTTCGATATAACATTTAATGTGATAGCAATAATAGCTTTGAAGTCTACCATAATCATATTCTTGTTTAATTCTATAGTCTACACTTTGAGAAGGAAATTCTTTTAATACTTCAAAAGTATTTCCATGTATTATAGTATCTAATACTTGTTTAATGTCTATCATTGTAATTCCTATCAAACATCGTTAACAATACAAATTTTTTATGTCCAGTTACCGCATAATCTTTTTCTTTTATTCTATAAAAATCTACTATGTTATCGTTTAATTCTACAATATAACTATTTGATGTTTCTAGCATATTCATCATTGTTCTATATAATGTTTTTCTTTCCCAATCTGGTATTACTACTGGACATATTCCAATAGTACAATAGTCTAAAGCGTAAACAATAACATAGTTAGTTCCTTTCCAGTATTTCTCATCTATTAATTTTTTATCAATTGTTACTAAAAATCCCATTATAACTCTCCTCACATTAACAAAAAATATAAAAAATAGAGGTTTGTTTTATTCTACCCATCCACTTATTTCTACTTCTTCCTCTTGCTGTTTATTAATTGTTTCTCTAGGTATTGTTAGTCCCACTAAAGGGTATATTGCTTGCACATCAATTATTACATCTGCATCAACTAGTTCTCCATTTTCATCTCTACTTTTATAACGTCTTGTCCTTCCAAACACTAGTATTTCACTAGCTTCTGCAAAATCAATAGTTAAATGGTCAGGTACTAAACATCTAACACTTACTGTTTCATCTTCTGGGTCCATTAGTCCCATCCATATACTTCCATAACTTGTTGGTCTATCAATGTTTATCCAACTAACTATTCCACGTACCACTACACGTCTATCCCATGCTTCTTTTACATGTTCATGGTACTGTTCTAATTCTGAAAGTTTAGTTAAATGTTTCTCAGCGTAATCCATCATTATTTTATCCACGTCTATATCTTCCTTTATTGGTCTAAATACTGTTTTAGTGTTTTCTGCTGTACTACTGTTCACTTTCATTTCATCTTCAGTTTCTTCCTTTATTATTCCATAAGTACTACACGGTATATAGAATTTAACGTTACTCCATGCTTTAGCTAGTACATTATCTTCTGTATGTATAGTTGTAAACTTAAATGGTCCTTCACTATTTGCCCTCTTAAAGAATCCCAGTAAAGTTCTACTCCTTATATGTAAATTAGGGTCTAAAGGTTCTAAGTATTTAGGGTTAGGTCTACCGTATATTTGTTCTCTAGTATCTAACACTTGTCCCGCTTCATTAATTAATTGTGCTTCTATAGCTGCCTCTACACCATGCTCTTCAATATATCTTTTAGCTTTCTGTCTAATTTGTTCTGCTTTATCTATTAATCCCATGTCACCTATCAAGAAACCTATTATTTGTTCTGCTTTCTGTTTAGTAGTCATTGTTTTTTGGAATTGTACTTGTTTTCTATACTTGTTCATTAAAGCATTAACAGCTAATCTTTGATTAGGATATTGTGTCATTAATTCTTCTAATTCTTTAAGTAAAGTTTCTATTGAAACGTTGTTTCTTTTGGCAAGTTCTATTAACCGTTTATCTGTTTGTTCTAATACTGTTTTTTTATTTGTCATTACATCCCTCCTTTTCAACTATTCAACATCAACTATTTAAACTTTATTTCTTTACAGTTTAAGTTCTTTTTCTTTTTCAATATTATATTTCCAAGTGTTCCTTCCATACTCTACAATTATAAGCCCAATAGTTGTTAATAATTCATAGTAACTCCACGTAGTTTCCTCTTTAACCCCATAATCAAAAGTAAACTCTGCAAGAATCCTCTCTAAATCCTCCTCTGTACCCTCACCCTTCTCTTTCAACCTATGAGCCAACTCAATAATACGCTTCTTTCTACCCTTCAAATTACTACCAAACATACAACATCACCCTCATTTTTATTCACTTTCGCTTGGGAACTTGTCCAGTAAAGAACCAAGTTAAAGCACATCCTCCACCATTTTCGAAATCCTTTACCAGTTCTTCAACTGTTTTATATTTACCACAAACTTCTTGCTGGTTAAATTTACATACCCTAATTTTACAATTCATTAAACTTCACCTCCCCTTCTCCCCTCTCCTCTCTCTGTGTGTCTGTGTTTCTGTGTAACACTCTGTGTTAAATCACTATCCATTTAACAGTTCCTCCAAATACTGTTTACCTTTACTACTTAACCCTTTAATATTCAAGTTTAAATTATACTGTTTCCTACTAAATATATAAGGATTATTTTTCAATATTACACTTGCAGTTTTCGGTCCAATAGTTGGAATAACCTGTAACATTTCCAGTTTAATGTCCTCTAATGTTTTTTGTTTCTTTACTGGAGCAGGTAAATATGTAACTTTATTAGTGCCAGTCTTTATATATAATGATTTAATCCATTCTACAGTTTCTAAATAGTTATAGCTGAACAGTATAGGTATTTTAAATCGTGTAAGTACAGTTGTTATTATTCCTTTAGTTACTACATCTAAATTACTGTATCCACTCCATCCCTCTACAAGTAACATAGGCTGTTTATAAGTGTTACACAAGTTTATTAATTGTGTCCATAATCTTCTATTATAAGTACTATTCACTAAATCTTGTAAAGTTTTCCTCTCAATAGCAACATCATTAAACACGTAATCACCACTCTCTAAATGTCTAACCTCTACAGTTAACTGTTTATTCGTTAAACCTTCAATAATTTCTTGTGGCTCATATACATCTACATAAATCAATATATTACACCTTCTTATTTCACTTCATCCATTAATCCTTTTTTACATAACACAAAATTTGCTGTTCCCCTATCAATATAACTACTGTCAAATAATGTAGCACTCCACAATTCAGTTTTTATTTGATGTAACCCTAACCATATATTAACACTATGCAACACGTAATCTCCACCTACAGGATAATATTCATCTCCAAACTTTACTTTAGCTTGTAATCCTTGTTCTGGTCTAGGAGGTGCTATAGCTTGAAAAGTTAAATACCAACATAAATTATACTTTGCTGTTAAATATTCTATTAAAGTAAAATGCTCTCCAAATTCACGTGTTCTAAGAGGCAACATTTCTGTTCTACTCCATCCAGCTCTAAACTTAGCATTAAAACTATCCACTACTACAAGTTTAATGTTTTCTCCTCTTTCTAATGCTTTCTGTATAATTTTATACTGTAAATATTGTGCTTTAGCTGTAGGTATCTGGTCTGCTGGACACACGTAAAGTTTACTCCAATCAATATTCTTTATTCCTTTACTTTCAGCTATTTCTTGTAGTCTTTCTAAATGAAACGTGCCTGGTTCAGTTTCTATAAATACAGCACTATAACCTTTACTTAAACAGTCAACAATTAACTCGAAACCTATTTGTGTCTTACCAGTAGCAAATCTACCTACAGTACCATATATTGTTCCAGTTTTAAATCCTCCATCAAGTAACTTGTTTAATTCGTTACTTCCAGTTTTAAATATTATAGTTTTATTATTCTTTTCTTTAGTATAATCTAAACTGTTCTGTAATTTCATTTTAGCACTAACTTTATCTAAAGCATCATCTATCCATGCTTTAGCCTGTGCATAACCAATACCCATTACAGCACTAAGTTCATCAGCTCTAGTAGTGGCAATATCAATAAGAGTTAAATAACCTTTCTCTTTAAGTTTCTCTGCAGTTTTAGGTCCAACTCCACTTAACTGTGTAATATCATACTCTTGTTCATCAACAACTTCACTATTCATTTCTTCAGGAGTTTTACTATCTATATGCTTTTCCGCTCTCAACATTTCTCTATCCAACTTTATTTGTTTAGGAGAACCTTTCCGTTCCGTTCCATTCCCATCCTCTCCATTCATGTCCTTTCATCTCCTTTCCTTTCCAATTTATTAAAAGTATTAAGATTTTTTAGTAACTCATTAATAGATTGGTCTTTAGGTAACTGTTCCATCATAGCATTAACGTTACCCATCATACTTGTAATCAATATATTATATGCTGTTTTAAGTCCATCTTCAAATCCTCTCTGGTATTCTTTAAGTAACATTTGCTGTATAGCCATGTTAGACTGTAACCTTACATTTATTGGAGGTAACTCTACATCATTATACACTTTATTTTCTAAACTAAGTCCCAACTTAATAAGTTCAGTTATCTTTTCAACTATTGCACCACTAACTTGTCCACTACTAGCCAACTCAATAATATCTTCTATTTGCTGCAAATGCTTAATACGTTGTTGTTGTAAAGTTTTATATTGTTCTCCTCCATGACATTCTGGACATAACAATTCTAAATTTTCTACACTATTATTACTAGCATCACCATTTTTATGATGTTTATGGAAACCCTGCTCTAAACTACGACCACATTTAGCACATAAACCTTGTTGCTGTTCATAAACTATATCTGTAACCCACTTCTTAAAATCTTTACGTTCACTCATCTTATCCCCTCCTTTTCATACATCATTAAACAAATTACACCTACACAAAATACCAACATCCATATTATAACTGACAATCGTAAATTTTCAGGTAAAAGCATTAAAAACGCTATATTGTATATTACAAATTCTAACCATAACATTAAAGCTATCAACATTTTTTTATTTATAATTCCCTTATTCCTCATATTCTTCTGCCCATCTACATTTACTATTGGGGCAATATATAAAGATTATTTTTGCTTCAGTTTGTAAAGCATTAACAATTCGTAATTTAGTTCCACATTTAGGACAAGTCGTAGGAATATTAGATGATGTTTTATCTTCTACCCATCCTTTTACATGTATCTTTTTACGTTTCTCTTTATTAATTCCCATTTATAGATACCTTCTTGTTTTAGCCTCATAATCCTTAAGTTTCTTATGCACTTTCTCTAATAATATTACATCAGCTACATTATGTTCCAATATATATTGTAATGCTTCTTTATCTCCACTATTAGCTCTAACCCATATTCTAGGTTCTAAATGTGTTTTACCTTTAATACCTAATAAATCAGCTACACTCTCTAATCTGTTTTTATGAATCCTTAATATTCTTTTAACTAAATAATATAAGTCTTTATGCTGTATTAACCCGTAAGGTATAAACTCTATATCATGATACAGAGCTCTAGTACGTAAAAACGCTATGTCAAACTTCGTACCGTAAAAAGTGTAAATTGTCCTATAATTTTGTAACGTGTCTATAGCCTCTTTAACTATTCTCCTATCTAATGTTCCATCACTTATTTCTTTAGGTTTAATTACTGCACATTTCACCTCATCAATATTAGCTGTTTTAATAGCCCAACTTAACATATAGTTAAAGTCGCCTTGCAACCCACTAGTTTCAATATCAAAATATCCTACTGGTTCTTCACCTAAAGGTTCATATTTAATTCCCAATCTACGTACTCGATGGTCTATAGCATCAAGTGTCCTATCAGGCAAAAACATTTTAACTTTAGTTCCTAATTTAGGATAATACTTTGCTAATATTTTATCTTCCTCTTTTGTCCAATAATTATTGTTCATTTTACATTTAACTCCTCATAACCTTTACCTAACAATTTCTCTATTTCATATTTATAAATATTCCAACATTCAATACAAATTGTTACATGTGGTCTTTTATATGGAATATTTAATTTATCCAATAAATCTCTATTAGTTGTTCTAAAAAACACATATTGTTCCTCCAACATTAACATTCTATAACATATTCTACACCATATTGGTCTACCTTTACCTTTAACTATTTTAATTTTAGGCTCAACATATTTAATGTTCAAATCAACACTCATTCTTTTTAGCCTTCTCCTTTTCCTCTTTTAATTTTTGTTTTCTACTCAATTTTATTAATTCCTGTTTTAACCATTCATTATATATGCTATCATCTATTTTATAAATTTTATTTCTATTTTTCTGTAATTCCATTCTAGCTCTATTTTTACATTGCTGACATAAGTTTCTACCTAAAGTATCCACTTCACCTTTCTTTAATTTATCTCTCCATATAGACTTACCACAAGCTACACAATGCAACAATTCTTTCATATTGCTCCCTTTAATATGTCTTTAGCTTTAATAAACAGTAATGATCCACTTGTATATGATATTAATCGCACTCTATACAAAGCTCTGTTTAATACGTTTAATTTATCCTGTAATGTTGTTACATCCTTTTTTTCTTTACCTAACTCTTGTAACACTATTTGTTTAGCTAACAAGTAAGTACAAACTATTTCTCCATGTCTTATTAAAGCCAACTGCACAGGTTCTATTAAATCCATAATTTGCTGTATACCCAATTTTTGTCTACCTCTAGTTAATAATTCTGTAACTTGTTTCTGTTGTTTATTAAACAATTCCTCATTCCACACAATTTTAACTCTTTCTCTATAACGTTTAATCCACATATTTGTCCAAACATTTAAAAATTCTAATATTTGTTCTTCAGTATAATTATTGAATATTTCTTCTAATTTCTCCAAGTACTGTTCCATATTCTGTAAATTATAAACATATTTAGCATAAGTTTCCCAGTCTTTTCTAATAGTGTTATAAATAAAATCATTTACATCTCCCAGTCTAGCACACCATTCTTTACTCCATATCTGTTCAATCTTAGATAACATTTATTTTCCTCTACAAAAAATATAAAAAATTTATTCAATTTTTAATGTTGCCTTAATTCTGTTCCATATTAAATCTGCTACACGGTCAATAACTGTAATATATCCTAGTTCTTGTATGAATGTCATTACTACATCTTCAGTATATGTTGGACTATAAGCGTATGCTCCTCCAACTATACCTCCAATAATCAATGTTTTAACAAACTTCTTTCCACTAAACTCTGGTACTGGTGTCTTTCTGAAATAACCTATACATGCTGAAACTACACCTGTACCTACACCTACCAACACATTCTTAATCAATTCAAACATTGTTTTTTATTCACCCCTTTTTTGTTTGCTTATTTAATAGTTAAACCACTATTTAAACTTTATTTTCTACTTCCAATAAACACTTTACCATAACTAGGTTTAAATCCATAATCATATACTGCTAAAGCTAAACTATCCACGTAATCATCTCCCACCTTCATTCCTCTCCTATAAGTTGTTAATTGTTTAATTAATTCCACTTCATGTTGAGGAATCAATATATTATGTTCCCTTATTAATTTTTGTAGTTGTCCCAACATTAACTCTTTGTGAAATGTACAGTCTATAAAGACAATTTTTTTAGTTTTTGTCTTTAACACATTCATATATTCTGGAGGTTTACTATCTGCTTTAACTATACTGGGATTCCATTTTCTAATTTGTATCAATATTTCATCAACTACTAATTCTGGAGGTAACCTCCACTTCTTAATATCTAATATTTTACATTTTATTTTTCCTACACGTTCTATAACTGTTAATATTGTACTACTTTCTATTTCTCCAAAATCTATACCTATCTCTATTGTTCCTCCTTCCCTAACTATTGGACTGTCACTTATACATTTGTTAATGTGTGTTCTACTAAAGAATCCTCTTTCATGTATAGTTGGAGGTCTACCTAACACTTCTACAGCATACTTTTCACTACTCATTTCTTTCTTTTTAGTTTCCAATATAGTCTTATCATGCCAAGGTAAATTCTCAGCACTCCACATGTGTACTTTAAATCCACTATTTGGGTCTGTTGCCCATTTAGTAAACAAGTTGTCTTTATGTGGTGTACTTAACAATATAAACTTACTTATTGGACCACTCAAATTACCTAATGCTGTAAGTATAATGTCATCCTTCACTTCACACGCTTCATCTATAAACACTATATCTGCTGGTAAACCTCTAATCTGTTTATCTGTAGCTCCTCTAACATAAACAATACTACCATTTCTTAACTCATATCCTCTTAAAGGAACTAAACTATACACTCCATGTGCAACTATTTCTTCTTCAAATTCTGGACATCTTTTCAAAATTTCTCTAATGTGAAAGTACAATATGTTTTCTTGAGCACTAATTAATAATATTTTTACTGGATGTTCCTGTCCATAAATAAAACTTAACCATAATATTGCTACTGCACAAGTAATGCTTTTTCCCGACTGTCTTCCAGCACTAATTATTACTTTTTTTACATTCATATCTGTTAAACTTAATAGTAACTGTTTCTGGTCTTCTGTAGGTTTAAATCCAGTCACATATTCAAAAAACGTAATTATGTCTAGTTTAGGTATGTTACTCATGTACAATCACACGTTAAATCTTTATATTCTGTTTCTTTAGGCAATTTGTTTAAATCAACTAATTGTAGTTCTTTAAGTAGATATTTACACTTTTCACAATTCCAATTACATACCGAACTATACTTGCATACATACACTATTTTATCCATTTTTCATCAACCTATACCATTCACACACATTTTTTATAGCTTGTGGACATTTTTTACAGTATTTAATGTTTTCTGGAACATTTAAAGGTTCTTCTCCAGTAAAAGTTTTCACTACGTGCTTAATCCATTCTTCAATATTATCATCATATTCTACACTATACCTTTTTAACAATTCACCTGTCTTTTGACTATACACTTCTACTATACCATACTTCCATAATGGGAAACCTATTTCTTCCAGTTTCTCTTTAAGTAACCACATGTATAACTGTAACTGTTTCATGGCACAGTATATTTCTCTTCTAATCATTTTACGACCAGTAGTTTTAAGTTCTAATAACACAGTATATTTTTTACCATCTCTCTTATTTATTATTGTTCTTAAATCATCTGGTTTACCTCTAACCACTATATTAGTGTTTGGTACTTGTTTTTCAAACACTTTTAATGGTGTCCATCCTAACTTATATTTTACTAATGTTCTGTCAAATCCCATGTTGTACATCATATATTCGTATTGTTGATGTAGTTTTATTCCTTTAACTACTGCACCTCTTTCTTTACTATGTATTTCTGGATTATTAAATAACTGAATTTTACTACGTTTAGGACAAAAGTGGTATTGTGCTAGTCCACTTACACGTAAATATATTGTTTTGTTTTCCGGTATTATATACATAAAAACTACCTACATAAAAATTTAATACTTAAAAAAATAAGGGATATATAATGGGAAGCTAATTAGTTGTTTAGCTTCCCTCTGCCCATTGCATTGCTCCTTCAAACAGTATACTTGCTCCGTATCGTACTGTTCCAATAAAGCCGTATTCGTTCCACACAGGGAACAATACAGGCTCTATCTTCAATGCTCTACGTAGAACCATTCCTATACATTTCTCACTATTCAATGCTACTATTGTTCTTGGTGGAAGTAAACCATGCTTTATAATTGTTGTTCCTAATGCTAGTTTTATTACTCCTTGTCTAATTGGGTCTGTACTTCCTTCATACAATACGTTAGTTAACTGTATAATGTTAAGTAGTTCCCAGTACACTTCTGGACTAACCAACACTACATCTGCTGGTCCATAAGTTACTTTACCAGTCTTAACTACAGTAGATGGAACTATTTGGTGTGTTCCACCATCAACAATACATGGGTTAGTACCTGAAATGTCTACATGTGAACCTCCTTTAAGTATTATTGCTTGGTTAGCTGCTGGTATCTGGAATAATGTTCCAACTGTAACGTTACTACCTCCTTGGTTCTGAACCAGTTTTGAACCTATATCAGATGCAGCTAAGTTGCTTGTTCCACTAACACTTACTCTGGTAAAACCACTATCTACATCTCCAACTATAGATAGAAATTCTGTCCATGTTATGGGTGAACTTATACTTCTTTTTGCTCCGTATGGCATTCTATGTGCTTTGTTGTCAGCTACATCTTTCAGTTTAGCTATAAGGTCGCTTTGTATTTTAACTGCAATAGCATGTCCCAGTCCTTCCATCATTTCTGCTTGCACATCAAATGTTACATCTTCTAATAGAGCCCTTGTCCAAGTAACCTTTCCACCTTTTTCTGATTCTGGATTGCTTAAGTCAATTGTTACATAGTCTATTCTTTTCTCTGTGTGTGGAAGTTCTCCTCCACTAATTTCTCCTACCGCTTCCATATATTCAACTTTAGGTATCTTAAACACTACAGCATCAGTAGTATACCTCTTTATCCATGAATCATCCATGTATCGTGTAAAACCTCTAACTACAGCATTAAAAATTTCAAGTGTAGCTGCAACTTGTGTTTGTACTCCAGCACCAGTAGCATCACCTACTGTTTGACCTCTCAAAGCACCCATCTCTATTTCGCCTTCAGCAAGTTTCTTTTCATAGTTCTTTATCCATGTTTGTATGAATGGGTGTCCTTCTGCACTCTTTAGAAAGTCTTTAACTTCTTTATCTTCTAGTTTCGCTTCTAGGAGCTTTCTATTACTTTTCATTCATAATCACCTTTAACTAAATTAATATACCTATTCCTTAAATATGGATAGGATTTCATAGTTGCTCTATTATATATAATGTGTTTTTCGTATATAAATAGTTTAGTACTAAATTATTAAAATTGTATTGGTTATCATTTTAACGTATTGGTATCATTTTAACTATTATACTTACTTCACTATTTTTTACTGTTTCTATTTTCCAATTGTTTTCTTCACATGCTAACTTAAACATGTCAATAGTACATGGTGTTATATGTCCATATTTACTTGCATTTTCTCCAAACCATGTTGTTCTAACCCATGTTTTATTAATGTTCGGTGTAGTTATTATTACCCAGTCTTTACTTATTCTAAAACATTCTTTAAGAAACTTAAACGGATTCTTTAAATGCTCTATCAACTCTATTGCTATTACTCCATCAAACTCTTTATCTTTAAATGGAAAATCTTTATTTAAATCATAAACTATATTATCACCAAAGTTTCTTATGTCCACCCTTGTAATATTATAATTCTTCTTTATCCATCTAAACACTCCACACCCTAAATCCACTACCCGTTGTGGCTTATTGGGTAATAATGTAGCCACTACATCAAATACGTTATCTACATGTCCTCCTTCTGAATCATGTAATATTTTAATAGTTGAACTCAAAGTAATCACCTGTTTTAGTGTTTACAGTCCAAGGTTTAATGTCTTGTATTGTTTTTATATATTCATGATACATTTTAACTCTAGAATCTAATAAACATGAATAACCAAACTTTCTTGCTGCTAAACAGTAACCGTAATCTTCACTACTACTATATTCTTTATGTATAGGGTAAAAGTTTAATCTTGTATCTTGTATTATTTTTTTAGGTATTAACATGGCTCCTCCACTAATCATTATTGGAAAATCTATAGGATAATTAGGGACTTTTTTTAATATATATCTTCCTCTTTGTACTGTTCCCCATTTACACGCTAAAAATACGCCCTCAGGGTACACTCTGCTGTAAGGTGCCCCTACAATGTAATTGTCTGGATGTTCTGTTAATAGTTCAAACATGTTAGGTGTTAAAGGATAATTATCATCATCATTAAACCAAATGTAGTCGTAGTTGTGTTTTCTTGCATATTCTAGTCCTGTTTGTCGTACTATTGCTATTGTATCATATACATATCCCAGTTTCTTTACTGCGTCTTTACAGAATGGTATATTGATTATTTTATATGGTGTAACCTTATAGTTTCTATGAATATATAGAAGGTCGTTAAATGGATAATAATCGGTACTGATAAACAACGTAAAACTTGGTTTAGGGTTTAATTGGTTTAAATAATAAAATAATCGTCCTAAAAATTTCCTAGAGTTATATGTTGTTATACATAATAAAATATTCATTCTTTTTCAACACCGTTTAGAGAACCACAATTTGGACAATTCCAATATTTAGTATTATCAGTAACATCAATAAAAGTCCATTTTTTACACTTATAACATTGAACTTTTATATTTTTAATTTTTAATTTCCATTTTATATTATCCTCATTTTCATCATTATTTTCATCATTATTATCCTCATTTTCTTCTTCTTCTAATTCATCGAATGCAACATCACGTAATGTTTCATAACAGTCTATACAATAGTATTTTATTCTCATAATTAATCCTCCAGTTGGTAATTCTACTGGTACAGCTATAGGAAATAAAAAGTTAACTTCTTTCTCACAACTGTCACATTTACCGTTTTCTAATCCCATAGCTTTTCACCTGTTCACTTGTTATATTTCTGTTATATTTCTATTTTTTAACGATGAAATTTCTTTTCTTCTTTTTCTGGTGTACCACCATATTTAGCTAACAATAGTTTTTCTCTTTCTTTCTTCCATTTCTCTCTTTCTTCATTACATTTCTCGTATGTCCAATTAGAGTCGTATATAAACTGGTAGAAGTTGTCATCTAATAGTTTGTATATTCTGTTTATAGGTACAAACCATGCTAAATGTGTTATTGGGTCAGGCATAAATCCAGCTATGTTTACCGCTATACGTGCTGGCATACCTATAAACTCGTATCGTTGTCTTTCTGGACTAAATCTGAATACTGCACCTCCACTATTTCCAAATATTATAGGAGCATTACTCATCCAATATTCTACACCTTCATCTATTAATTCATTCATAAAGTTTATTATTCCACTTGTAGCTACTGGTTCATGTCCTAATGCTGCTCCACATGCATATACTGGGTCAAACACATGTATTTCGTTATAATGGTCTTTAGGGAATAGTTTTGCTACGTAATCTATTTTAGCGTTACGTCTTAGTTCTAGTAATGCTATATCTCCATCTACATCATAGGCTACTATATCTGCTTTAGTACTACCACTTACTCCTTGACATATACTGTACTTGTCATAATAGAAAAATTCAACTTCACATGGTATACGTGTTTCTTTCTTAATGTCATAACCTACTCTAGGGTCAAATTTTGTTTCTACTTTAATGTTGTCATGTATCACGTGCTCACAAGTTAAAACGTAATTATGCCATTCTCCTTTACTGTCTTGTCCACTATAAATAACTGTTCCACTACCCCATGCCTTTTCAGCCTTAATTCTAACAGTTGTCCATAATATTTCTTCATGTTTTTTCTTTATATCTTCCAATATATTTTCCATCTACATACCACAAATAAATTATTAGTTTAAGCACTATATAAAGTTTATTTTTAGTTCACAATCCACATTCCTTTTATTTCCTCTCGTAAATTTTCTCTAATATATAATAGATTAAAGTGTGTGTAGCTTCAATTGTTACTGTTGCTAATGTTACTCCTTCCCAATTTCCAAATATTAAATAACCTATAAGAAAACTGCTTAACAATCCTAATGCTCTATAAACGAATGTTTTTTTAATTACCTTGTATTTTTCTTTCAATTTCTTTTTCCTTTTCTCTTTTCTTTTCAACATAATAATTAAACGTTATTGCTCCGTTAAGTACTAATTCTATCAGTTCCGTCTCTGTCTTCATCTTTCATCATCTGCTTCTAACACTTCTTTTAAACAATTAGGACATTCCCAATATTCGATTATTGTGAATGTTCCGTCTTTCTCTTTAATTTTTACTTTACCAAAATAGCCCCAGTCATCATATATCATTTTGTTCCAGTCATCTATTTCTACTACACCTTTCTTTCCACATACAGCACATGTAACTTTATGTTTCATTTATATCACCCACTCATTAAAAATATTTCTTCCTCTAACTCATTTATAAGTTGTCGAATGTTACACTCATCACAATCTCTGTGTTTATTAAAACATTTAGTACTATTTTCTTCACAAAACCTTTTTAAACCTAGATATACTTCAATTTTAATTTTTAATTTCTCTAACCCTTTCAGTTTCTTTGTTTCATCTATATGTTCTATTGAAATTAATCCATCCTTCATTTTATCCATCTCCATATTTTTGTAAGTAAGCCTTCTCCTTCCTCCTCTTTGGACAATATTACTGAATTATCTTCCCATATATAAGGTTTATTTTTTTGTTTAAATAGTGGAAACTGTATTATTCTGTCTTGTTCTAAATCTAAAAATTGTCCTACTTGTAAATGTAATACTTCGTTTTTATGTATGCTACCTTTACATATTTTCTCTACTTTAAGCTTCCAGTCATCCATGTTCACCTTACCTATTAATAGTAGCGTTCTTCCTCGTATTTTAGTACTAATGTCTTGTAATCTTTGTGTACACATTATAAAATGAATGTTTAAGTTTCTCGCTTCATTATATATTTTCCTTAAACTGTTCAAATTTTTTCTTCCCAACAAACTATAATCAAACAAGTTTTGTGTTTCATCTATAACAAACACTACATTATCTGGTTCTAATCCTTGTAGTTTTTTCTCTATTGCTTTTTTGTAATAGTAGCTTATTACTGCATAAGTAAACTGTACGTTTTTTTCTAAGTTTTCAATATATAAGGTAAACAATACGTTTTTGTTTTGTTCTATAAAGTTTTCTATTTCTGTTCCTCTTTGTATCCATACTTCACTAGTATCATTAACTATTACTCTTTTAAATAAATCATACTTATTATAAATTTGGCTTTCTGCAATATAATAATATTTGCCGTAATATCTTCTTTTCTTAACGTTAACTACATCTTCATTATTTATTATTAAACATGGTATTTTGTTAAACTCGTTAATCCATTTAGGAAATGTTTCTATTATTACCAGTTTAGTTTTTTTGTCTTGTCTTATTTGTTCAGCTAAACACATTAAAGCATTAGTTTTACCTATCCCTTTATTTCCTAATATTAGAATATCTCCATAAGTAAACATATTGCTTATTAATTCTTCCATCCTAAACCCTCTCCATAGTAATCTTCATAATCACATCCACAAAAAATACTTACATAATGAGAACACGATACACAATCAATAGGATATTTCTTCCCTAAAAATTTACATCTTTTTATTCCATGCTCATCTTTATATAAATTCTTTTTTTGTATTCCCATTATAATAAACACTCCTTTATGAACCTTTCTAATTCGGCCATTCTTTTTATTCCTTTATCTGTTATCACACATGTAAAATCTTCATTAATTCTTATATAATTTTTAAGTACTAAATGTTTCATTAATTGATAAAACTGGGATATAGATGTAGATATTCCCTTTTTCCTTAATTCTAACCGTACTTTATACCTTGTTAAATGTTTATTGTCTACCAGTTTTAAAAGTAAATATTCTTCAAGTAATCCATGTTTTCTATATTGCATAACTTATAACCTCTCTAGAATGTAAATGTTAACTTGTCTATTTCTCTGTTTAATCTTTTAATTTGTTCTTTTATCCATTCTATTTCTAATTGCATCTTTTCCAATTTTGCTTCTAACTCATTTATTCTAAAGTTTATTTCTTCCATTTTAATCACCTACATAATTCCATAATTCACCATAATATTTCTGTGCCTCATCATATTCTTCTTTAGTACATAATTTATAATGTAATGCTATGCCCCAAAATGTTTGTGCTGAATTGTAAATCAATGCTTCATATAACCTATCTCGTTGTTCATTATTAGCTCTTTCAAGTATTCTATTTTCAATTTTCAATATTCTACTTTCCTTTTTTGTTCTACTTTCATTCATATTTCCATCACCACATTAAAGCATCTTTAGGCATTAAATCTTTTCTCTGTCTAATTAATGTTTCCATAAAGTTTAGCTGTTCCTTAATTTCCTTAAATTGTTCTTTAATTTCTCTAATTTCCCTAGCTAAAGCTCTATTCATTCTATTTTGTCTTTCTATTAAATATTGGTATTCTGGTGATTCTATAAGATAATAATCGAATTCTTCAACATTTAGTTTTTCTGGTATTTTTGCCAACTCGTTACGGATTTCTTTAAGAACCTCTAATATTTCCAGAAGCGTGTCTACAAGCAACTCAGCTAACGTGTGCCCGTCCCTATCAATCGCCTCATCCCAACTGCTCATTCTTCCACCCTACCTAAATATTACTTTTACATGGCAATATTTAAACCTTTCTATACTATGTATTGTTTCCATTGTTGTTCTGGCCTTTTCGTTTCAATTTGCTGTATTCCAATATATGTTGTTTCCCCTTGGTCTGTTTGTATAACTAATGTTCCTAACCACAACTCAATTAGCAGCATTTTATTTAAGTTTCTTTCTAGCATAAAATACGGAATGTTGTTAATGAATAGAATGGCTTCTTTTTCTTTTTGTTTTGTCATTTTTTCACCTTTTTTCATTTAATTTTTTATCACCATTATATTTAAATGTTTCGTTTAATTTCCCAATAACCTACATTTGAATCTTTAACATATTTTACTTTTCCCTGTTTTTTTAATGTTTGTAAAAGAGACGTTATTCTAGCTTTATATATTGGATATCTAAAATTTTTAGGATTCATTATATACTGCATTATAAATAATATTTCTTTTACTGATAATTTACCATATTGTAATAAACATAACATTATTTGTTTATAATACCATTTTTTTGTTGATTCTTTTATTTTTGTCATAATATTCTCACCTTACTATTCATTTAATTTTTCCTCTTTTCTGTTTTTATTATATGGATAAATTAAACTTTTATATCCATAAGGACTAAGTAAATGCGATATAAGTACTGGTTTAACGTAATGTTTGTTTACTATTCTTTTATTTTCATATCCTAATCTTTCTAATATCTGGACTATTTGTATTTCGTTTAACTCATGTATTAATGTTTCTAATGTTAATACGTCTTTTCCTATTATTATACGGTTTAATACTGGGTCAGCTAATGCATCATCTCTTTCATGTATAGCATCAGCATCATATAAAAATATTGTTTCACTTGTTATTCTGTCTTTTTTCATAATGTTTCACCTTTTAATTGTTCTTCTATGTTTATTAATTGTTGTATTAAATTTATAAAGTTTTCCCAGTTTATGTTTTTGTCTATTGTTACGTCTAAAACTTTACCTATGTTATTTATTTCTATTATTATTCTCATTGTATCTTCACCTTTACCTTGTCACCTTTCTTTAAGCCTTTTTCTTCCACTAGTCTTTTAGGAATACTTATTTTATATTGTATGTAATTTTTAACTTTACATTGTAATAGTGTTGTTTCAAAATCATATTCTGTTTGTGTTAAAAGCTTAATTATCGGTATTGCTGCTAAATCAGCTATTCTATGTATCTGTTCCATAGTCATGTCATCCACATTATAATATAAATGTGCTAACTCATGTATGGTAGTACTTATTACTTGTTGTCTGTTTTCCATTATTTTTCTATTTAATCTTATTGGATTATATGCTTTACCTAAAACTTCATCTTTATTCATAATGTAAACTTTTACATCATAGTTAGGATTAACCATTTTAGCTATTTTTCTAGCTATTTCTAGGTTTTCTTTTTCTTTAAATGTTAATGTTTCTTCATTAACTTCTATATCTTCACCTTTAGAAAATTCTTCTAAAAATTGTTTATCTGTAGGTAATAATTCTACTAAGTCTTTATGTGTGTTAGGGTCTAACCATTCAATAACTTTCTTATTTCTCCATATACATTCTCTAGCTAGTATGTCACTAGTTTTTACTACATGGTTAGGATATAATTCTCTAAATGTTTCTTTTATTACCTTTTTAACGTTTTCTGGAAAGAAACATAAATCAAAGTCTGCTTGCCTCTCATATTTGTTATATTCCATTGCTTTAAACATTCTAATCCATAAAATTTTATCATTGCATGATGACCAAACCATAGCCATATTTCTTTTAACTGTGTACTCGTTAGGTACATTTCTGCTTTCTTCTAATTGTATTCTGTTTAAGTTATAGCTAAATTCACTATTTTTAAGTTTACATACATAAATGTCTTTAACATATAATTCTCCATCTTTTTCTCCATATGGTTTTTCTATTATGTCGCCCCAAAAATCATTATGGAATAATATTGTTTTGTTTCCATTCATTATAAATCTATTTTCATAAGTGCTTCCTTTATAGTTGTGTATTATTATTTTTGTTCCGTTAAATGTTAATCCGTTATGTTCATATATTATTTTTAAACATTTTTCACCTTCTATTTCTGCCACATCAACTTTACAATGTAAATCATTACTTATTATTTCCACATCATAACCTAAACGTTTTAGTACTATTAACGCTATTTTTAACCCTTCACCAAATTGACCTCTCGCATTTTCTTTATCTTGTTTCTCACTTATTCCTAACAATAAATGTTTTACTTGTAAACCTTTACCTTTATCTTCTATTATTAGGTTTCCATCTTGTTTATAAATCCTAGTTGTTTCTTTATCTGAATCTAAAGCGTTTTGTACTAATTCTCTTATAGCTTCCCATTCAGTCCAATGTTTACGGTATTCTAATGTTATAGGATATATTATTTGTTTTTGCTCATTCATTTTTATTTTGCCTCCCAATACTTATAATGTTTCTTATATTTCTGCTGCTTCTCTAAACCTTACTATGTCAAACCTAGGATTATCGGATTCAAATAGTGTTTCTAGTTTTTTCTGAATGATTTGTACTGCTATTTCTGGTGTACAATTTGGTATATTGGTTATTTCTGCTTTAGTGTCTCTTAATATTTTAGCTATTTCCTTATAGTATTTTTTACTTAACATTTTTTCACTTCCCTATTAGGTTTAACTACACATTCATAGTA